TGAGAACCAATATTACCTACCTCTACTGTCATAGCCGTATTAAGTAGTAGCACGCCTTGTTCAGCCCATCTCTTTAGATCTGGATTTGCATCCGGTGTATCCAGTGCTTTAAATATATAGCGTAAACTAGCCTCAGGTTTACCCTTCTTGCTACAGCTAAATGCTATTCCATCAGCAACGTCAGGCTGAGGATAGGGGTCTTGCCCTATCATCACAACCTTCAGTTGTTTAACCGGGCAATGTAGGAATGCATTATAAGCATCACCATACCTTGGAGTAAATCTTACTCCTGATTCATTAGCTGATTTTAAGGCTTTTACGACATTGTAGTGATCAGCTGAATCAAGCCACGGTTGTAAGTGAGGTGCCCAATCTGAGCTACTCACTTTTTCTTTTATTTTATTAATTATATATAATATATTTGGTTCATTCATAAATTTTAAATATTTTTACCTCATGGCAAAACAATTAGAAAAAAAATCAATCACAGGTATTACTGTTCATTCAGATTATATTCCTGCACTGCAATCAATAATGTTATACTATATTGATCAAGTGTATCCTAAGTCAGAAGATGTATCAGCCACACTAAACAAGTTCAAAAGAATGCTTAGCGGTGAGTTAGATGAAAAGAAATTAGATCTTAAATGGTATGAATACCACACATGGATCATTTATTCTTTACTACAAACTTTTGCTGCATATGCTAATGACCAGGGTCTTTATCAAGAGTCTGATGTTGAAATGGATACAGACTTATTAGGTAAACTTACAAAGAGTATACTTGAAAATGATACTGCTACACAAACTGATTTATATAAAGAGTTCTTTGCAGATATACAGGCTAAGCAAGATGCAGCAAAGAAAGATAAATAATTATCTTAACTGCATTCCATTAAAGTCTCCCATTTCTACAAGAGCTTGAATTACTAAATTTAGTTCGTCCCTATCACACTCTGCAAAACTTTTGCAATACTCCTGCTTATCTCTAACAAAGCATAATCCTGCTTTTCTTTTTGTCTGTAGTTTTACTTCTTCAAAAGTATATCCTATATATTGTGCAAGCTCACGGATCATAGCATGTACTCTAGCAAGCTGAGCATTGCTACCCTTATCCGTACTTACACCCATAAATATATCTATTGGTGTACCATCAGGTATCTCTTTTAGAAATGCATTAAATCTAGTTTCTTGTGGCTTACTAGGAAAGTCAAGCTTACCATTGTTTACCACTAGTCTTGCATGTAGGTTATTCTTCATTATGTTCTTTTAGTATTTTATCTTCTAGCATCCATGGATCTAAATCATCAAACAATTCTAGATAAGGTAATATGTCTACGTCAACACTATTACCATTTCTATCTTTGCATAATGCTCTGATCTGTACAATTTCTACAGTTGATGCACTACCAGGATGACCAGGATCACCATTAGCATATGTATGTACTTCTGGTTCTCCTGGTTCATAGTTGTAATAAACGTCAACCCAAAATTTTTCTGTTATCTCTACGGTATGTATTCTCTTTTGCATATTATTCTAAATATATTTTAACATTCTCCCATTTGCCACCTTTCATAGACTCATCAACTAAGAAGTCTATTCTATAAGACCATCTTTTGTTCATTCTGTCTTGCACTATCCAATACCCGTTCATTGGCCCTGCATTCTCTACACATACACGTGCTCCAAATGTAAATCCTAATGCTTCTAAGTCTCTGGATACTGCAATCCATCTATGTTTACCAGGATTATCTTTATTAATAACCTTGTTAGATGCCGTAATAAACGGTGTGCTATCTGTCTGTGCAGGAACTGCATGATATATAGTTGCCGTAACTGAAATATGAAATGCTATTATTAGTATTATCTTGTTCATTACTTAAATCTTAAAACTTCACCGTCAACATAAATAAACTCATGACCACATGCTAAGCATCTTGCCTCAGTTTCATTACGTTCCATAGTTGTGTTGTTACAATTTAAACATGTATCTTGATTCCACGGAACAAACTCCTCACAAGTTTGTTTGGCCATGTCTTGAATAAATGCATCATGTGACCCATTATATTCATGTTCAACCATTTCCATGAAAATTTCTTTCATTTTTCCCATAAATTATATTGTTGGATTATAATATTTGATTTTATTTTCATCAAAATCCTTTAGTGCTTTGGCTACCCAAGTCTCATCTTGTGTATTTTTATAACACAATATGTGACACACTGCAGTATTTGATGGATTTAACCTTAATAATCTACCAATTCTTTGTGCTGTCTTCCTTTCATTACCATATGCATGCATAATAATGCCTTGCTTTAGGCCTGGAATAGTAACACCCTCATTAAGTTGTAATACACAAGATAGTTTATCTATCCGTCCATCACTAAATAATTGAAGATTATCTTCAGAGTTTGGATTTTTTGAATGATAACTATGCCTGCAGACTCTATCAGCCTGATCCATAGTATTTGCAAATACAATACACTTTGTTTTTACTTTCCTAAGTAGGTCCTTTACATAGGTTTCTTTTGTACTGTAATCCATCAGTGCTCTCATTCTCATTATAGATGCAAACTGCATTTGTTTCTGAGTCTGAGCTGCCACTACTCTTTGTACTACATATGCGTAGTCTTTCTTCTCTGAAGTATACCATTGCCTACCATCTTTAGTTTTCTTCTTTAATGTTTTTAAGTCAGACAACTCAAGTTGGTGTACAATGATTTGGTAATCATTTAAGATCTTTGAATCAGTTGCATCATCAACTGAAAAAGTGTATTTAATAGGACAATACTTTGCTACCATACGTCCTTTCTCACTTGTTTTTACTCTTGGCGGTGTACCTGTAAGGCCAAGTATCTTACCGTTAAAAGCATCTAAGAAACTTTTATGTGATTCTAATAGGCTATGACACTCATCTAAATAAACAATATCATATTCATTTGGATTTTGTTTATTTAAAGAGAGATATGTACTAAATATAATATGCCCTCTTAGATGTAAAGCCTTCATTTTTTTAAGTTCATCAATCCATGATTGCTTAACTGTATTCTTAGGCACTACTACAAGTACTTGTATAAGGGGATGATAATTTCTTTTGAGGTGCTCTATAGCAATACGTGTTTTACCTACACCCATTGATATCCCAAGACCACATCTTTTATGCTGCACTGCTATAGACAATGCATCTTTTTGTATAACATCCCTATCTTTATTCACAGGAACAGTTTTATTATGTACTTCCATAGCGTATATGTAAATAAAAGTATTATAGACCAGGTTATTATTGCAAACCAGTTCCAGTCTTTTTTATTATTATTCATAGTTTTGATTTTGAAAATCCAAATTCATTAGCAAGATCAGGGTTCTCTTCTATAAACATATGACATGGTCTGCACACTGCAAGCCATGTAGTAGTATCAAGATGATATTTACCCCTTCCCTTCATATGATGCACATCTGTAGCTTTAACCGTGCATTTAACTAAGCTGGCTTTGCATACAGGATGCTGTTCTAAGAAGGCTTTGCGTAATACGCTGTAAGCCCTCTCAGTTTTCTGCATCTTATTAGACATAGATTTAATCTTTTGTCTAGGTTTACTATATTTTCTATAGTAATCTGATTTAAAATTATCTTCTTGTTTAATTTTAAACCAACAGATTTTACAATACTTATTACCTTCATGATTCTTCCATATAACTTGCTCAGTATCACAACTATAGCATAGTTTCTTCTTAATTTTCATGCTGCTTTCAACGTTAAGAATGTTCTTGGTAATAATCCTTTCTGCATAAATCTAAGTATTACGTCTTCATATGTAATTCCAAGATCTCTTAGCGTCATAGTATTAGTAAAATTTTCTAATGTTTCCTCTGGTGGTATAGATATAATATACTCAGCAGTAGGCCCTGTAAATGTCTCTCTAAAATAAGCATTTACTTTCTTATTACAAATAATTTGTTTCCAATTATTTATTTCCTTTTGAGCACGTTTCCATACTCTTGTTATCCTTCTTTTCTTATCCCAATGTAACTTAGCCTTATCTTCAGCATTATACATGTTTAAACCATGTAGTACACGTTTAAACAAAAAGTGTTGATATGGATTAAGTTTACGATAGCTCAAGTTTTGAACTAAATCTTTAGGATGTAACTGGTATTCTGATAGTATACCATAATAGTTTAGTCTTTTTTCTGTATCTATAATTGACTGTTCTATTTGATGTTGTTTCAGTGATTGTATTTGTTGTGGATTAAACATATTATTATTATTATAGGGTTATACATAAGTGATAAATATAAATACCGGGCTCCAAACCGTATGATCAAGCATAAGTGCTAGCACAAATGATTTTTGTATTTATAATGAGTAGATACTACAGATCAAAGGACTCAATGCCCTCATCCTCTGTAATTTCTACAGGAGTTTCAGCAACTACCTCTGTTTCAGATACAAGTGTATCTGTTACCTCTGTTTCTCCTTCAACTTCAGCAATTGAATCTTCTAAATCCACTTGCTTTTCATTTACTTCCTTCATAATCTTAGCTGAGGTACCGTTAGCTTCTCTAATAGCATCACCATTAGCATGAGCAATCAATGTGTCAGATACATTCTGGTCTTCTGTATAGAATGTTTTCCTATAAATAGGTTCCCCATCTTGGGTTGCACATATAACTCCTGTTGTACCAGCGTATTTAAGATCCCTATCAGGGTTTTCTTCACTGAATGGTGTTACTTGTTCTATAACATATATCTTACCGGATATCTCTTTTGTATGCTGTAGGCCTGTAGCCTCTAGATCTTCTAGTTTACCGTGGATTAATGTTGATAGATTTTTGACGTCTACAAAGTTATTAGGTTTAATAACTCTTCTTTTTTGTGTGAGTCTGATGTATCCAAACTCAGGATTGTTTGATGACTGGCGAATTACATTGCCTAGTTCATCAGCCATAATTTTGACTGTTGACATAATTAAAATATTAAAAGGTGAAAAAATTGATTAATCAGATATCATCTGAGTGAAAGTAGTCATCATTCATTTTATCTACATCAGATACTTCATCTAGTCTGGGTTCATATTCCCTTTCTGACTTCATATCTTCCATAGCTTCTTTGCGTGCTAACGTTGTATTAGCATACAAACCATAAAATGGGTTACCTACTTCTTTTGTATATGCTGAGCCAATACCATTAAGGTCTTTTATCTCCTGATCTGACATAGATAAGTACTGTTCTACTGAACATTCTATAATTCTGCCATTTGGGAGTTGTAGTATCATCTTATTACATCTGAGTCAAATCAAAAGTAACAAAAATTATACAGTCTTACTGGTTTAATAGTGTATATTACCGGCTCAATTGGTAAATAGTTAGCATAATAATAGCTAACGCACTAATCTAATAAAAGGATTTTACGTCCTTTTCTTGCAATAATGCCATGAATCTTAAGATTTTTTATTAATCTATTTACTTGACGCTGACTCAAGTCCATTATATCTGCAAGTGTTGATATAGATGGGAAACACTCTCTTTTATCTCCACAATAGACGCATAATATAGAATACAATGCTTTTTCTTGTGGTTTAATAGAAGGATTAGACATAACTTCCCAGTTAACTATACCAAATCTCTTATATATCTTGTGCACGTTTGTTTTTCAGATAAGGAATGTCATCTTCTGCAACATATGTAAGATTGTGTGTGTCTAGTCTCATGTTTTCAGTGTCATACTCTTTTTTGTTATTATAAACAAGTAATTCTACACTCTGTCTTGGACTAAATCTTTTAGGTGTATTACCATAATCATCTTTATATGGTATTCTACCAAACATATAATCATCAACCATCAATCCCATGTCTAAAAGGACATCAGTGTCATATTTATCTGCAAAGTATGCTGATTTACGGTGAAATTTTACATAATCACCTGGTAGTAAAGGTACATATGGTTCAGATTCTTGCAGCAGCATAATAACTATTGCTATACTTTCTTTATCCATAGTCTCCATTAAGCATTCTGCTACTGCATCTCTGTTGACATGCTCTACAAGCCCACTTTTAATGAGCTTGTATGCAGTGTCAAAGGGTATTGGTACTTCTATCTGTTGCGCCATCTTTTTAAATCATTTATGTGAAACGTATATTGTGGTGTTCTAACATGTGTCATATATGCTTCTATTTGATACCACACATCTCCTGTTGCAGGATTTTTAAGTATATGATTCTCCTGAGCAGGCATAAAGCTCTGAGCTAACATAAAATACTTATGTCCTGTCTCAGAGTCTAACAACACATCCACAACGCTTACTGCATGCCCAGGAAAACCACCTACAATTAACACATCACCTGGTTGGATATCCCAAATAGGTACAGAAACAAGGTTATATTCTGATATAGACCATGTATTAGCATAAGTCCACACAAGATCAAGCCATCTTCTGAATGTTTTGCAGTTATCTTCTTTACCTGATGTTTCTAAATAGCCTAGATAGTTATATTCAGTACCATCTGCACCATTAAATACTAGTCTTTCATAGAATTCAGGCCCATTACTGTAGTTATACGATGCCCATAGATACATAGCTGCATCTGCACACTGATGTAAATCTAAAGGGCCAATCTCATAATCAAATACAGCATCATATACATCATTAGGTGCAATATACTTTATTGCTCCTGTATGATATTTCAATACGTCATCTTTCTTTAATGGATGATCTGCTATCCATTCTGAGAACGCATCTTGAAATCTTTCATACTTCTTAGCCTGCTTAGGCTTTTTATACAAGCATTTTATAGTCTTACTTGATTGACATTTTGCAATTTGTGCTGATACAGGTATACTTATCATCAAGCACAGTAAATAAATTATATTTTTCATTGTTATAAGTGTTAAAATGTTAGCAAATCTCCGCTTGGGAGAAAAATAATTAGGTAAATATGTGTGGTCAGGAGCAGTATCCATGAAAAATTAAAATTATACTAAACAAAAACTAACTATAAGTAACTGCTCCATCTCACACAATGGTTATCACTTACCTAACCAATTATTCTTTAGCCTTAATACTAATGTTATTATAGTATATAATACTATGTTATTATTAGTACGACACTGGTGTCATAATTCAAGGGCTGTATCTTCATTATAGCTTATTACTAAGTATAAGAAAGGAACTAAGATTGCAAGAGATCCATTAGAAGCTAAGCCTATTGAAAAGCCAATCTGTGATTTCTTGGTAAATTTTATGCTAGGTAAGATTTTAATTCTATCAAGTAATGCTAAATGCACTATTGATGATAGAAACATTACTGGTGCTACACATAGTGCAGGTAACCAGCTGTAATCAATGATTGCTACTTGGATTAACCAAACAGCACACAAAGGTTGAAGTACCACAAGTATAAACTTGAGTAACCTCTTAATAAAAGGACTATCCATATTTTTTAATTTAAGTTAATAATAAGGTCTCCATTCTCAATCAGCGTGCTCATATTAGTAATGAGTAATGACTCACCAATATTATTATTGCAACTGATCTCCGTTGAATCTACTTCTATATCATAGATATTGTTACTGAATATTTTATAATCCGGTTTACTACCATATCCTATAGAGTAAGGTGGTAGAAAATAATAGATTAAAAAGTGTTCATATGACAATGGTCCATTAGATGTATAGTTAAAAGTAGTCCAATCAGCTAAAGTTTCACATGATTTATCACTTGTATGTGCTAAATACAGATACTGGTAATCACTCATGTCTCCTTCATACTGTTCCTTGTTAGGGTCAATAGTATATATAAATACTTCTGACTCAAGTATTGCTATGTCATCATCAGAGTTACAAGAAATAAAACTCAACGATAAAGCAATGATATATAAATATTTCATATTATTTAGTGTGTAAGTAAAGGTATAAGCCTACTAATAGTAAGTAGGCTATACCTATGATTAAGCTTAGCATCTTGTATACTTTTGCTTCTTAGCATTCCAGCATTTCTGTGCTTTATAGTATTTCTTTTTACTTTTACACATTCCTCTGGATGAGCTACAAGATGTTAGTACTGGCCCTAAAACGAATAGAGCCACTACAACGTACATTAATTTTCTCATATTAGGCAAATGACATTACAAGACTTAGATAATCATCACCCCAAGTATCAATCTGTATTAGATTATTATTCAAGGCCAACTCTCTAAGTCCACGGTTTAACAATAACTCATTCTGTAACTCCACATCTTCTGGGTATTCTACATCTTGAGCTTGAACTATTCTATGATCACCATACTCATCAAAGAAGTTGACTACGGCATCATTGTTTGATGCTACTAATGTAACACCAATCTCATTATTGTGCTTAACAAAAGCACCTGGTTTTATATATTTTATTTTCATAACTGTAAGTGAATTATGGGTTAAACAATATTGCGGGTACTGTACTCTTCATATAAGAGAGAGACAATACTATATATAAGCTAACATAAGAGTGTGATATAACGTGGACTCATGATTTGCATCTCAATTGTCAATCTCCGAACCAAACCCAATTTAATGTTTGTGCTCTTACGTTAGCTATATTATATATATACTGTGCATTTATTTTATTCTAGTGGTAAAAGGTGGTATTTTGTGGATATATTGCCTCACTTTAACTGCGTAACACACACAATTAATTTGTTTTGATAGCAAAATAGTTGCAAAAGCCAACATTGGAACTAGATAAGTGAAAAAGGGAACATGTAGTTCCCCTTTCTTTTAGTGTGCCCAGTACAGGTTGTCAAATTCTTCTCCTGTTGATTGGTTCACTACCTTTTTCTCAGTCAGTTCTAATGATTGGATTTCATCTCCTACCTTTAGTTCTGCTCTTAAAGCCATTCCGTCTTCAGGGTTTATAGCAGTAAATCCAAAGCGGACATTACCATTCCCTGCTTGCTGTCTGACTTGCATTTCTCTACCACCAACTTTCTTAGTGATAGTTTCTACTCCACCTAGTGGTGAGTCTGTTGTGATGAGAGCCTTGTTGCTCTCAGTAATTTTAAAATAGTACATAGTGTAAAATTATTAGGTTAAACATTAATTAATGATAGGGGGTAGACCCCTACCAAAATTTAGTTGGGGAGCAAAACAATAGGACCTCTTGCCAATGCTAAATACATCACATTTTTTTTAGGTGGGGAAAAAATTTTGTATATTGGATGTATAAGGGTAATACTATGGATGGTATGGAAGAACAAGAAGATTACGGCTACGGGAAGACTGTAGAAGAAATGCAGAAAGAAGATGAAATGCTTTCTTTTGCGTATAATAATTCTTTTATGTTCTTGACTAATAAAGTTAGTATGGACTATGTATTAGAGGCCAGTGAGAGTGAGTTTGGCTTCGTACTAGCTCATAATACTAGTGTAGGCCCTACTAAAGAAGAGTATGAGAATATGATCCTCTACTTTATAGAGACTGAAGAGTATGAAAAATGTGCAGTACTAAAAGATATGCTGAACACTAAATATCCTGAGTCAATTCATGAAAAACTAGAAGAGTGGCTATGACAGAAAATAGTATAATAAAATTAGGTTTTGAGAAATGTATCGTTTCAAAAGAAGAAAGTAATCTAGACGTAGATATACATTACTATACGTATAACGTAGGAAACGTATGTTTTGTATCTAATGATAGTGGAAACGGACAAGAAAAAAAGATGTGGTCCGTAGAAATTCCTGAAGCCGAAGTAACATTTTATGATTACAAAGATCTTAAATGCGTAATAGAATGCCTTAATAAAAACAAAGTCTAATGGATATTAAAACCAAACAAATATTTAAAGTTGTTGAATCAGGACCTCAGCATGAAACTATATCACATGTAACAGTAGAAACAGATAGAACTGCTGAGTGGACAATAGATCAATATCTAAGAAATAGAGCTAATACTACAATGACCTTAGTATCAGAAAAAGAAATATAATGGATAAATACGTATATAGGGCTAAATTAGTGAGGGTAGTAGACGGGGATACCTTTGATGCTATGATTGACCTGGGGTTTGATACGTGGATAAAACGTAGAATAAGATTGAAAGGCGTAGATACGTGGGAATCTAGAACTCGTGATAAAGCTGAAAAGAAAAAAGGTTTAGCCGCCAAAGCACGCACGAAAGAAATACTTTTAGACGTTAGCTGTGATTCTGGATTATGTAGGCTTAAATCACACGGTACAGGTAAGTATGGACGTGTATTAGGTGAAATATATGTCAAAGACATAGAAGGAAAGGAAATGTGCTTGAATCAAATGTTAGTAGATGAAGGACATGCTTATATTTATAACGGAGGTAAAAAACAAACATTCAAATCATGAAAAAGACTATAATCATTACAATACTATTCTTTTTACTATCTAGCAGCTGTGGACCAGCAAAACCATCTTGGGATAGAAAAGATAGAACACAAGTAACACAGAATGATGAAGCAATCTTAGGAATATTACTCTCAGGCCTTATTTTATTCTCATTACACACGTTTACAACAAGATAATTCACTTTAAACTTTTATTATTTAAACTTTATTTATATCTTTGTTATATATTGTTTAACTTAAAACCAATAATATGGCAATAGATATGAATACTGCTCCAGAGGAGCAATTGACTCCTGAAGAGGTCAAAGAAAGAAGACAAGAGCTTACAAATTTCTACAAAGACGGAAGTAAGCACTTAAAAGTTCAGTTAGAGTATGAAACTCTTTTAACTGACATTGAAGAACAAAGAGCTAAAAGATTACAAGCATCTATGTTCTTGGCGCAATCATTTGCAAAACAAGAAGCTAATAACCAAAACCAAAGTGATGAAACTAATCAAGAAGGGTGATAAAGGACCAGAAATACACAAATTACAAACTATTTTAAAATTAACACAAGATGGTGTGTTTGGTCCAGCAACAGAAAAAGCAGTTATTAGATTTCAGTTAGCTTATGATCTTAAACCAGATGGTATAGTAGGTGCATCTACTTGGGAGCGTCTTCTTGTAGGGGCTACATACCAAGAAGAAGCTATAGATGAAGATACTGATAATCAATCTGCAGTATGGGAAACTAAATTTAGTCAAACTATACACAGATACTACTTACCAAAAGGAGAATATCTTGAGGGTCCTGTAGTAAATGAATATGCTTTTTTACATCATACGGCTGGTAGACAGAATCCTTTTAAGGTTGTTGATCATTGGGGAAGAGATACTAGAGGTAGAGTTGCTACAGAATTTGTACTAGGAGGTAAGTGCTCTACTACAGGTAATGATAGTTATGATGGAGTAATGGTACAGGCTTTTCCTATTGGAGGTTATGGATGGCACTTAGGCAAAACAGGTAGTGGTCATATGAATAGACATTCTACTGGTATTGAGATATGTGCATTTGGATACTTAAAAGATGGAAAGACTTATGTTAATACAAGAGTTAAAGAAGACCAGATTTATACACTTAAAGAACCTTTTAGAGGCTATACTCAATATCATTCTTATACTGATAGACAAATGGAAGAAGTTGAAAAGTGGATAAAGTATATTGCTGAAAGAGATGGTATTGATGTTAGATTAGGTCTTAAACAATGGATACAAAAATATGGACCTGTAAAAGCATTTGATTTTCAAGAAGATGCTTACTATGGTAAAGTAAAAGGTTTATTAACTCATACTAACGTAAGAAGAGATAAAACAGATTGTTACCCAGATGAAAGATTAATTGATATTATACTAAGTTTGTAAAATGGCAATAGTAAATAAAGTAGAGTTTAAAAAGCAAGTGACAATAGAGGATACAGTAGCATATCAAATATTGTCACACTGTTTTTTTAATGATATACATATAAGTAATACAGATTTAAAACTTTTAACTAAGCTAGCAAAGAAAGCTGGAGTAGAACTTACAAAATTTTGTATATACTTGACTGATAATGATATTTTCAAAAGCAATCAATCTGCAAGAAATGCAATAACTAAAGCAGAAAAAAAAGGATTGATTATTAAAAATGGAGTAAATAAGAAAACAATAAACCTAAATAGTGACATGAATATTCAAGTTGAAGGAATTGTTTTGTTAGATTATAAAATTTTAGGACGTGAGACCAAAGAGCCACAAAAAGTTTAAGGAAGAAATAGCTAAAGAGGTTGGTGTCCATCCTAAAGTTGTAGAAGATTTTATATCTTTTTATTATGCAAAAGTTAGAAAATCTTTATCTACACTAGAGTATCCCAGAATTCTGGTTGATGGTCTAGGTACTTTTTTTATTAGAAAAGGCAAGTTGCAAAAAGCTATTAAAAGAAATAAAAGTATGCTTGGTAATTTGAGAAAAAGAACTTATGAAGGATATGAAAAAACATATGCAATAAATAAAAAACTTGAAGAGATGCAATCTGCTTTGAGAATTATAGATGACAATATAGAAAACAAAAAACAGTTTAAAAAGAATAAGAATGCCAATAAGTAAATACATTAATGCACTTAAAAACATAGATCAAATTTATGATGGTATTAAAAATGATATTTTTAGAACTGAGTATGTAGAAAAAATTGCTGCATCTAGAATTAAAATATGTGAGTCCTGTAAAGAGTTTGATACAGAAGGAAGTAAATGTATGGCGCCAGGCACACAGCCTTGTTGTTCTTTGTGTGGTTGTTCTATGAAATGGAAGTCAAGATCTATGTCATCAGAATGTCCAGCAGGAAAATGGGAAGCATTACTTACAGAATTAGAAGAACAAAAATTAATAGATAATGATTAATTACATATATAAAGAAAATAAAACAACGTATAACATAAATGCTCAAAATGGCATGTGGTATACATCAATAAGTTACTAAGATGGCAATTGTATTCAAAGAAGAAGGTCACCTTTATGAAAGCACTGATCAAGATAAAATAAATTGGACTAGCGTTACTGGTTTTATAGGTATGTTTAAACCTAAGTTTGATGCGAAAGCACAAGCTAAAAAATCTTCTAAGAATAAACGTTCTAAGTGGTATGGTATGACAGAAAAAGAAATACTACAAGCTTGGAAAAATGAAACAGACAGAGCAATAAAACTAGGTAATTTTTATCATGATCAAAGAGAAGCAGACATGATACAGTTTGATAATATAAAAAGATATGGTTCTACACTACCAATATTTAGAGCTGAGTTTAATGAGGAAGGTGCTAAAATAGCACTAGATCAAAAGCTAGTTAGTGGTATTTATCCTGAGTTATTAGTATATCTAAAGTCAGCAGGTTTATGTGGACAGGCTGATTTAGTAGAGATTGTAAATGGGTATATAAACATTACTGATTACAAAACAAATAAAGAGATAAAAGAAAAAGGATTTACTAATTGGGAGGGTATAACCAGCAAGATGTATAATCCAGTAAGTCATTTAGATGATTGTAATTTGAATCATTATAACTTACAATTGAGTATTTATGCGTATATTATTAAAAAGCACAACCCTAAACTAAAGGTTGGAAATCTTAAAATTCAACATGTTAAATTTAAACAAGTTGGAACAGATTCTAATGGTTATCCTATCAATGAACACGTAGATGGGGAACCGGTAATAGAAGACATAAAAATGTATAACCTGCCATATCTTAAGGATGAAGTAGTTCAACTTATTAAATGGCTTAAAGAAAATAAAAATGCCTAAAATAACATTAATGACTGTAATGCCTTATGTCCAAATAGATAATAATGGACATTTTAAAGTAGCATGTGACAATCCACAAGAAATGACTGTTCATTCAGAACTTATTTCAATGGTAAGACCACACTGGGACATCCAAACAAAAACATGGGTTAAAGATGTTAATGAAGTTTTTTTGAAAGATGGTGCTGGTTTTGTTGTAGTTAAACAACCTTACGCTCAACTTGTAGCACTCATGAATGAAAATGCATATTCACCTGTTACAGTAGGTAGTGGTGATACAGTTGACCAAGGGGGCGGACAAGGTAATGGTAACCAAGGAGGTAATACAGGTACTGGTAATACAGGTACAGTAGCATACACGTCTAGTACTGTTACAGTTTTTAATGGAGCATGTAGTTCTATTACGAACCAAACTTATAAACATAATGGCACAGCAAATAGTTTACCAGCAGCAGGTAATAAAGTATTTTTAAATGATGGTACTACATTATTGAGTGATGGTTATTATGGTGTTACACTAACAGGAACTGCGCCAACTCATTCAATTAGGGTAATTAATGGATATGTTCAAACTGGTTGGCCACTTGTGTGTATTGATCTTGACAAAATATATGAATAATGTTACAACGTTGGGAAATTAATATGGGTATAGTACCAGGGTTTTTACTTGGATATAGAAACTATATAAATGAAGACTCATGTTCTATTGAGCATGTTTTATATTTAGGAATAATGGATGTCTCTTTAATTTTATATTATGATTGTTAGAATATTTGATATACAAAATGGCAAAGCAGTACCTACAGAACATTGCTATACAATAAAGTTTTTAAAAGAAATAATGAAAACTTATCCTGAAACATATATGCAAGTATATCAATACTTGTTTTATATGTCATGCCCTAATCCAGATTTAAATCCTTTTTTTAATTTACCTGAGCATGAAAAAGAAGATATAATAATTGAAGAAATAGAATTAGAAGAGTCTACAGAAGATTCTAAAATTAGATACGCATTAGATATGTGTAAAAAATTATATGAAACACCAACGTATAGAGCATACGTGGGTATCAAATCTATGCTTGATAGACTTGCTAAGTACATGGAAGTTACACAGATAGAGCATGGAAGAGATGGTAATATTAACTCAATGGTAAATGCTGCTTCAAAGTTTGAACAAATTAGACAATCATACAAGGGAGCATTTACTGATATGAAATCTGAGCAAGAAAGTTCTGTCCGCGGTGGACAAGGTCTTGCTTATGATCAAATGTAAATTAAATTTAAATTATGAAAACCAAAGTAATACCAGTAGGTAAAAGAGTACTTATCAAAAAGAAAGATGCAGATGCATACTTTGCAGGAACAAGCATTATGATACCAGAAAGTCAAAGACAAGATGAACTAAAAGGTCATGTTATTGCAGTAGGTAAAGAAGTTGATGAGGTAAAAGTAGGTGATTGTATACAATATGCAGACTATGCATTACCTACCAAAATGAAACATGAAGGAGAAGATCACTTACTAATAGCAGCAGGTGATATATTTGCTGTTTTAGTTGATGAGTAAATCTATCCCAACATACAAAGATGGAGAGTGGACTACCACTGAATTTAAGTCTGAAGAAGACTTAGCCAAATTTGTATTATCTATTTTTTCTGAACCAGGCAAATATGATTTTAATGAAACTGCTTTTTTGTTTAATGCAGAAGCACGCAGATTTAATGAAGATGGTTTCTATTGTGGTTCTCCTTTTAGGTCTAAAGACTTTATGGCATATTGGGATGATCAAAAAAACAAATGCAGAAATGGTGTAATATACACAGTAAATAAAAAGACTTGGTTTGTAACTAGAGATTATTATATGTGGCTTAATTTTTTGCCTATATATGATAAAGAAGAAAAAAAATATGGTTTTGCAAAAGTAAGAGATGCTCAGTACCATATGGCTTTATATGAGATATTAGCAGAGCTTAATAATAAACACTGTGCAATATTAAAGAAACGTCAGATAGCATCATCATATTTTCATATGGCCAAGGTTATAAATACTTATTGGTTTGAAGAGGGATCTGTGTGTAAGATAGGTGCATCACTAAAAGATTACATAAATGATAAAGGCTCTTGGAAGTTTTTAGATGAGTACAAAACATTTCTTAATGAACACACAGCTTGGTATAGACCATCAACACCAGAAAAAGTTTTACTATGGGAACAAAAGATTGAAGTTCGTGTAAACAATAGAAAAACAGCACGTGGTTTAAAATCTAAAATTCAAGGAGCATCATTTGAAAAGAATGCAAC